TACCTGTATTTGATAACCCAAAAAAAGAAACTAAAGACCCAGGTGGTGATTTAATAACTCACGGAGTTATAGAGCATTGGGAAAATGAAGTAGAAGGTTTAAAAAATGATCAAGACGGATTAAACGAATATTATCGTCAATTTCCAAGAACAGAGAAGCACGCCTTCAGAGATGAGGCTAAACTATCTTTGTTTAACTTGACTAAAATATACGAGCAAATCGATCATAATGAGGAGTTTGCAAATACTAAAACAGTAACAAGAGGAAGTTTTCAATGGGAGAACGGAGTTAAAGATACTAGAGTTATATTTACCCCAAATAAAGACGGTAGATTTTTAGTTAGCTGGGTTCCACCTACAAACCTTCAAAACCGTGTGATAGTAAAGAATGGGGTTAAGTTTGCAGGTAATGAACACATAGGAGCTTTTGGATGTGATAGCTATGATATATCAGGCACAGTCGATAACAGAGGTTCTAAAGGTGCTTTGCACGGTTTAACTAAGTTTAGTATGGAAGACGCTCCAGCTAATATGTTTTTCTTAGAATATGTTGCTAGACCACAGACTGCTGAAATGTTTTTTGAAGATGTACTAATGGCTTGCATATTTTACGGTATGCCAATACTAGCAGAGAACAATAAGCCTAGACTGTTATACTACTTCAAAAGAAGAGGTTACAGAGGTTTCTCTATAAATAGACCAGATAAGGTATTTGCTAAGTTGTCAACAACTGAAAAAGAAATAGGTGGAATACCAAACTCAAGTGAAGATATTAAACAAGCTCATGCAGCTGCAATTGAATCATATATAAACGATTATGTAGGCGCCACAGAAAGAGGTTATGGAAATATGTTTTTCCAAAAAACTTTAGAAGAGTGGGCAAAATTTGATATAAATAATAGAACAAAGTTTGATGCAACTATAAGTTCTGGATTAGCTATAATGGCTTGTAACAAAAACAAATACACGCCAGTATTTAAACAAAACAAAAAACCAGTTGCTGTATCTTTTGGTAGGTACGATAATAATGGCTTTACTTCAAAAATAATACAATAAATGATTTACAAAAATGTAAACAGTACATTTCCAAGTCAGGTAGTATCTGATGCAGAGAAACAAAGCGCAGACTACGGACATGCAGTTGGTAGAGCTATAGAAAATGAGTGGTTTCGAGGAGACAGAGGCGCTGGTGCTGGCGGTAGGTTTGGAAACAACTGGCAAAACTTTCACAGATTACGTTTATACGCAAGAGGAGAGCAGTCTGTTCAAAAATATAAAGATGAAATGTCTATCAATGGCGATTTGTCTTACTTAAATTTAGACTGGCAGCCTGTTGCTGTTTTATCTAAGTTTGTTGACATTGTAGTTAACGGTATGACTGACAAGGGTTATAAGATAAAATCTTTTGCTACAGATCCATATGCTTTAAAACATAGAACTGATTACACTAAAGGCGTTATAAGAGATATGAACGCTAAACCTTTGCTTGAAGATATACAAAACAAGCTTGGTACAAATTTATTTTCAACTAACGATCCATCTAAACTACCTGATTCAAGAGAAGAATTAGATCTTTTCATACAGCTCAACTACAAGCAAGCTGTTGAAATAGCTGAAGAAGAAGTAATAGATAATATATTAGAGTTTAATAAGTACGAAGAAATTAAAAAGAGAGTTGCGCAGGATTTAACAATACTAGGTATTGGTGCTACTAAAACTAATTTCAACTTATCTGAAGGAGTTACAGTAGATTATGTAGACCCAGCTAACTTAGTTTATTCTTATACTGAAGATCCAAACTTTGACGATATATATTATGTTGGAGAAGTTAAAGGTATTTCATTACAAGAATTAAAGAAACAGTTTTCTGATTTAACAGACTCTGACTTAGAGGAAATACAAAAACAACCTGGAGATAATAATTACACTAGACAATATAATGGTCAAGATGATAATTATGATACTGTTCAGGTTTTATATTTTGAATACAAAACTTATACTAATCAAGTATTTAAAATAAAGAAAACTGATCAAGGCTTAGAAAAAGCTCTTGAAAAACCTGATACATTTGATCCACCAGAAAGTGATAACTTTGAAAGAGTATCAAGATCAATAGAGGTTTTATATAGCGGTGCAAAGATTTTAGGTAGCAATAAAATGCTTAAATGGGAGTTAGCTGAAAATATGACTAGACCATATAGTGATCAAACAAGAGTTGAAATGAATTATTCAATTTCAGCACCTAGAATGTATAAAGGTAGAATAGATAGTATCGTAAGCAAATGTATTGGCTTTGCTGATATGATTCAAATAACTCATTTAAAAATACAACAAGTACTTTCTAAGATGGTGCCTGATGGTGTCTTTGTTGATGTTGATGGTTTAGCTGAAGTTGATTTAGGTAACGGTACTAATTACAATCCACAAGAAGCTTTAAATATGTACTTCCAAACCGGTAGTATAATAGGTAGATCTTTAACTCAAGATGGTGATCCAAACAGAGGTAAAGTACCTATTCAAGAATTAAACTCTTCATCTGGTATAAATAAAATACAAGCACTTACTCAAACTTATCAGTACTATTTACAGATGATAAGAGACGTAACAGGTTTGAATGAAGCTAGAGATGGTAGTATGCCAGCTAAAGATTCTCTTGTAGGTTTACAAAAACTAGCAGCTGCTAATTCTAATGTAGCTACAAAACACGTGTTACAGTCGTTAATGTACATAACAGTAAGGACATGTGAGAATATAAGTTTAAGAGTAGCGGATATGTTAAACTTTCCTTTAACTAAAAATGCTTTAATGAATTCTATTAACTCTATAAACGTAGCAACGCTTGAAGAAATAGATAAACTTAACATGCATGAGTTTGGTATATTCTTAGAGCTTGAACCTGAAGAGGAAGAAAAAGCTAACTTAGAGAAAAATATTCAAATAGCTTTACAAACTCAAAGTATAAGCTTAAGTGATGCTATTGATATAAGAGAGATTAGAAATTTAAAACTAGCTAATCAGTTTTTAAAGAATAGACAGAAAATAAAAAGAGACCAAGAGCAACAAGCGCAACAAGCTAATATTCAGGCACAAGCACAAGCAAATGCTGAATCAGCTGAAAAAGCTGCTATGGCTGAGTTACAAAAGCAACAAGCTTTAGCTCAAACTGAACTACAAATAGAACAAGGTAAGTCTCAATTTAAGATACAGCAAATGCAGCAAGAGGCTGAAATTAAAAAGCAACTAATGGCTGAAGAGTTTAATTACAAAATGCAATTAGCTCAAGTGCATGCAAATGCTGATAAAGATAAAGAAAAAGAAATTGAAGACAGAAAAGACGAAAGGACTAGAATACAAGCTACCCAACAGTCTGAACTGATAAGTCAAAGACAAACCGATTCATTGCCAAAAGACTTTGAGTCTGCAGGTATGGATAACCTAGGAGGTTTCGGCTTAGAGCAGTTTGATCCTAGGTAGAAGTTTATTAACTATTTAATTATATTATATTATGTCAGAAGTAAAACAAGAGGGTGATTTCAAAATGAAATCAAAACCAAAACCAAAGCGACCTAAGAATTTAGGTAAAAAAAATGAAATAACAAAAGTGGATTTATCTAAACCTTCAGAAGAAAGTCAAGGTGAAGTAATTCCAGAAGTTACAAAAGTAGAGATTAAGGAGCCAGTTGCTGAAGAAACTGTTGAACAGGTTGTTGAAGAAGTTGAACAAACTGATTCTGTTATTCAAGAAATAACTGAAGAAGAAATAGTAGAAGTTACTAAAGCCGTAGAACAAGAGGTTGCTGAAGCTATTAGAGATGAAAAGGTATTAGGTAAACAACTACCAGAAAACATCGAGAAATTAGTTTCATTCATGGAAGAAACAGGTGGTACAATCGATGATTACGTTAGATTAAACACCGACTACTCTAATGTTGATGAAAAAACATTAATAAGAGAATATTATAAAAAATCAAAACCTTATTTAGATAAAGATGACTTAGACTTGATTATGGAGGATAATTTCCAATATGATGAAGATTTAGACGAGGAGAAAGACATTCGCAGGAAAAAACTTGCGTATAAAGAAGAAGTTGCTAAAGCCAAAAGCTTTTTAGAAGAGACCAAGAGTAAATATTACGACGAAATCAAGTTGAGACCCGGCGTAACTCAGGAACAACAAAAAGCAAATGACTTTTTCAATAGATTCAACGAGGATCAAAAAGCTGCAGAAGAAAAGCATAACAATTTCTTACAAAGAACTAAGAATTTACTTAACAACGATTTCAAAGGTTTTGATTTCAATGTTGGAGAGAAAAAATTTAGATACGGAGTAAAAAATGTTAACGAGGTTGCTGAAGCACAATCTGATATTTCAAACTTTATAGGGAAGTTCCTAGATAAAGAAGGTAATATATCAGACGCTAAAGGTTATCACAAAGCTCTGTACGCTGCTAGGAACGCTGATACTATAGCGCAACACTTTTATGAGCAAGGTAAAGCTGATGCTGTAAAAAACGTTGTAGCAAAATCTAAAAACATTAAAGCTGACCCAAGACAAACGTCTAGTGGTAGTGTTTTTGTAAATGGATTAAAAGTTAAGTCGATTAGTGGAGCAGATTCCTCAAAACTAAAAATTAAAAAAAGAACTTTTAACAATTAAAAATTTAAAACTATGGCATTAAGTCCAACATTCGGTTCAATTAAACCGAGTCAAAAACAACAAATTTTAGAATCTAACTTCTTATCATTTAACGGTGGTGCAGGAGCTGGAGACTCAAACTCATTCGCACAACAGTACCTACCTGAGATCTACGAACAAGAAGTAGAGCGTTATGGAAACAGAACATTATCTGGATTCTTACGTATGGTAGGAGCAGAAATGCCAATGACTTCTGATCAAGTAATTTGGTCTGAACAAAACAGATTGCACGTAGCATACAATGACGTGTCTAACGATTTAACAAACACTCTTACTTTCGTTGTAGGTGGAGCAGGAGATGCTTTTGTAGAAAACGTTATTTCTAAAAACCAAACTATTGTAATTTTAGATCCAGCTGGATTAGAATTAAAAGCTTTAGTTACTGAATCTTCTCAAGCTGGTGCATTAGCAACTGTAGAAGTAGCACCTTATACTGCTGCTAACACTGGAGCTTTAGCTGCTACTGGATTAAAGATTTTCGTATACGGTTCTGAGTATGGAAAAGGATCTAACGTAGTAAACTCTACTGGAGCTGCAGACATAAGTGGGTATAAATCTATTACTCCTTCTTTCACTCAATTTTCTAACTCACCAGTTATCATTAGAAACAAATACGTAGTATCTGGATCTGATATGGCACAAATCGGATGGGTAGAAGTTGCAACTGAAGACGGAACTTCTGGATATTTATGGTACTTAAAAGCTGAATCTGAAACTAGATTACGTTTTGAAGACTACTTAGAAATGTCTGTAGTAGAAGGAGAAAAAGCTGCTGCTGGATCTGGAGCTGAAACTGCTGGAGTAAAAGGTACTCAAGGTTTATTCGCTGCAATCAAGGACAGAGGTAACACTAACGTAGGATTTACTGCTGCTGGTGGATTAGATACATTCGATGAGATCTTGAAGAACTTAGATACTCAAGGAGCTATTGAAGAAAACATGTTATTCTTAAACAGACAAACGTCTTTAGATTTTGATGATATGTTAGCTGGTGTAGGGTCACCTGCTACTGGAGTTTACCAAGGTGGTAGTTCTTACGGAGTATTTGAAAACTCTGAAGATATGGCATTAAACTTAGGTTTCTCTGGATTCAGAAGAGGTTCTTATGACTTCTATAAAACTGACTGGAAATACTTAAACGATGCTTCTACTCGTGGAGCTATCCAAGGAGCAGTAGCAAGTGTTGAAGGTGTATTAATACCTGCAGGAACTTCTACAGTTTATGATCAAATCTTAGGAACCAACATCAGACGTCCATTCTTACACGTGCGTTATAGAGCTTCACAAGCTGACGACAGAAAGATGAAGACTTGGTTAACTGGTTCTGCAGGAGGAGCTGTAAGTTCTGACCTAGATGCAATGGAAGTAAACTTCTTATCAGAAAGATGTTTATGTGTACAAGGAGCTAACAACTTTGTATTATTCCAAGGAGTATAATTATTATGTAATTCTTACCCTCGTTATATCAACGGGGGTAATTATTACCCTTATTAAACTATTAAATTTTATTATATTATGGCTAAACAAGCTACAGCTAAAAAAGTCGAGGTAGCACCTCAACCAATAGTAGAAACTAAAAAAGTATCTACACCAGTACAACCTGCTAAACCAAAGTGGGAAATAAAAGATAGAACGTATATATTAACTGGAGGCATTAATCCACTGACGTTAACTATACCATCTAAACATACTAGAAAACACTCTTTATTATTCTTCGATGAAGAAGTTGGAGAGCAAAAAGAAATAAGATATGCGACGAATCACTCGTCTGTATTTAAAAACGAACAAGAAGGAGAAGCTACATTAGGTCACATTGTATTCAAAGATGGATCATTAATTGTACCTAAACAAAAACAAAACTTACAAAAACTATTATCTTTGTATCACCCTTTAAAAGGAAGAATATATACTGAGTTTAGTCCTGTAAAAGTAGCTGAAAACGAATTAGATATATTAAACTCTCAAATACAAGCAATGAATGCTGCTAAAGAAATGGATATTGACCATGCTGAAGCAATATTAAGAGTAGAATTAGGTTCTGCTGTTGCTAAGATGAGTTCTAAGGAACTTAAAAGAGATTTACTATTGTTTGCTAGAAGTAATCCTGATATGTTCATAGAACTAGCTAATGACGATAACGTACAGTTAAGAAACTTTGCGATTAGAGCATCAGAAGCTGGAATTATAAAACTATCTCAAGATCAAAGAACTTTTGCTTGGGGATCAAACGGAAGAAAGTTAATGAACGTTCCATTTGATGAAAACCCTTTCTCTGCATTTGCAGCCTTCTTAAAAACTGACGAAGGAGTAGAAATCTACAGATCTATAGAGAAAAATCTATAAAAACAAGTAATACTAATATAGTGGAGACTACTAATCGTGGTCTCCATTGTATTATAACAAATAAATAAAATGGCAATAAACGTAGATACAGTATATAAAACAGTTTTATTAATACTAAATAAAGAGCAGCGTGGATATATTACGCCTGACGAATTTAATAAAACAGCTACACAAGTTCAACTCGATATATTTGAACAATATTTCGAAGACTTAAACCAACAACTACGAGTGCCACAATCTGATTATGATTACTCTGATAGACAAATGAGTATTGATGAGAAGATTTCTCCATTTAAAACCGAAGGTGATTGCGTTTACGGCTCTGGTAAATTTAACTTACCTATACTTGACACCGATGGTAATACAGTTATAAACTCAGGCGCTGAACCTACTACTACACAAGTTTCATTTTACAAACTAGGTACGCCTATATTTACACCAACCACTGGTTTTGATACAGAACTACAACGATTACCTAGAAATGAATTTTACAATATTGAAAAATCTCCTTTAACAGCGTCTACAGAGGATTTTCCTACTTATTTATACGAGTCAAATAAACTAACAGTTAGACCAAAAAGTATACAATCTGGAGTTTCTACTAGTTTTATAAGAAAACCTAGAAACATAAAATGGAACTTTACACTAGGTACGGTTGGTCAATACATATATGACGATAGCCCTAATTCTACAAACTTTGAATTAAATGCTTCAGAGCAAGTTGAGGTTATAACTAGAATATTGTTTTATTCTGGCGTTATAATTAGAGACCCTCAAGTTATACAAGTTGCTGCTCAAGAAATACAACAAAACGAAATAAATCAAAAAAGCTAATAAATGGGACTTATAACAGAAAACAATGAACAGTATTATTCTGGTTCTCAAAAATTTATAGTACCAGGCGACGCTCCTAATCAACAATTTACAACCACTTTTGATACTAATTTAGTTTTTGGTAGTTATAACCCTGCGCAACCAGACTATGCTTTAAATAATTTTAAACTATATACAGCTGCACCAGGTAATCCAAACTACACAGAATATGTTTTACCTTACACGGTAACTGGAAATACAATAACAATTCCAGAAGACTTAGATCAAAATCTTAGTATAGTAGTTCAGTTAAAAACTGAAACAGGTGGTAATTATGGAAACAAAAACGCTTTTGGAAACACTGTTCAAGATAACTGGGGATCATACGCATATACTAAACTTAACGACGTTATAAATAACTTTATAGTAGCTTATGTTGGAGCTGGTAAATTAATACCTAGTGTTAAAAGAACAGATGTTATCTTTCATGCTAAAAGAGCTATGCAAGAGTTTAGCTATGATACATTAAAGAGCATAAACTCTCAAGAACTAAATATACCAAGCAGTCTTAGTGTAGCAATACCTCAAGACTACGTTAACTATGTTAATATATACTGGGTTGATAACCAAGGTGTTAAACATATAATAATGCCTACTCAATTAACTAGTAACCCTTATTCTAACCCTATCCAAGACCAGCAAGGTATACCAACTCAAGATAACTTTGGTAACAACATTGAAGGTACTTCTATAACAGAGGAAAGATGGGCTAATAACAATTTAAAAGAAAGGAACGAAATTAGAGATAATAGTCTATTTGGTTTTGGTTCTTTTTATGGTGAAGATGGTTATGGAGCTGGACAACTTTATGGATTAGACCCTCAGAACGCTAACATAAATGGTTACTTTACTATCAACGAAAGAGAAGGTAAGTTTTCTTTTTCATCTGATTTAGTAGGTAAGTTAATCATACTAGAGTATATATCTGATGGACTTTCTTCAAATCTTCATACTAGAGTTCCTAAAATGGCTGAAGAAGCAATGTATGCTTATATAAGTCACGCTATAATAGCTTCAAGGGTTAATCAACCTGAGTACATCGTAAACAGATTGAAACGAGAAAAAAGTGCTAAGCTAAGAAATACTAAAATAAGATTATCTAACATAAAGCTAAACGAAATAGTTCAAGTTTTAAGAGGTCAATCTAAATGGATAAAACACTAAAATAAAATGGCTGAAGTTAAAAATGCTTTTATAAAATCCAAAATGAATAAAGATCTTGATAGTAGACTTCTACCATCAGGTGAATATAGAAATGCTTTAAATGCCCAAGTAAGTAAGTCAGAAGGATCAGATGTAGGTGCTTTAGAAAATGTTTTAGGTAACAAGCAAGTAAGTGATTTTGGATTAAACATAACAAACCTTTCTTCTATAGGTTATTTATCTGACGAAGCAAATAGTATTATATATGTTTTTTTAACAGATAA